AGGTGGATTTTCGACTATGAATTCTTCGTTAAGAGTTGGGGCATTATCAAAGAACTGAGACAAATGCCACTTATCCAAAGAACCATCAACTACAGAGCTACGGAATTTACCTGTGATCTGAGAAGGTTTATAGCGATACTCGGCATATCTTTCTTGATAACCAAAAACAGTAGTATCAGCTTCAGTGCCCTGGGCATAAATCTCGCGAAGCTCAATGGCCTGCTCACCAAGATGAGCGAATGTAGGCCAATAAAAATCATAAACAGTAGAGCGAAGCCACATTTTGTTAATACCCTGCTGATAAGTAAGATCGGCACGAGCGCATACAAAACCAAAAACATAACCGTGTTCAACAAAAGATTTGGTAAAGCCATGGAATTTAGCAGCAGTAACACCATAAGCAGAAAGGTTACCTTGCGGAGAGGTGGTGTCGGTTGCAGAAGTCTGCGCTATTGGATTGACAATTACCATTTTAGTAAAAGAACCAAGAAATTCCGGACGCTGAAGACGGGCATCCGGAGAAACTACACCAAAGAAAGAGCGAAGCACTTCTGTATACCGACTACCACCACGGGCAAGACGTTCATAGAACTTCTGCATCTGGAAAGCAGTACGAAGACTGTTGATCGTAAAGATACTTGAAGTGTCCAAATCAACATAAGAATCATTGCCAAGGTAAGTAGAAGCGGCTTGAGCAGACATAGTAATATTATCAGACGAGTTGCCAGCAAAGCCACCTACATTACTCCAGTTAGAGTCTGAACCTCTATTAAAGGTTACAGATCCTGTACCACTAGCTTTTCTCTTGCCACCAGAACTAGAGGCGTCGCCGGCGTAAGCGGAAACAGCGGCAAGCTGATTACTATTGCTATGGAGCAGATAACCAGTCATAGGCGAAGGGTCGATTATAGAAGCGGTACCAGCAAGACCTATAGAAACGCCAGGTCCTTTCTGTGTCCAAGGAAGTGCCGAGGTGAAATAGTCATGACGTTTACCGCGAGGAGGGCAAGCATGACCAGACACTACAGTGGTACCTGAAGAAAATACCCAAGAAGGCTGATCAGAAGCGCGAGAAGAATCTAATACTTCATTAGAATCGCCTTTCTGAATCTTGATGGATTTCTGAAGGTTTTCATCTCTAAACCATTCATTCCAAATAAGGTAAACACCGCGGAATGGAAGAGCGCTAACACCAGATATGTTATTAGCCGTATTCACGGGCAGGCCGAAATAGTCCCAAAGAGAGCCTACATAATTATTATCGCTGTTAGCAGCAGCAGTAACAGTAGGGATGACATAATCAGTATTATCACCAGGGTCTTCCTGTTCAAAACAGAAATTCTGCCAGTGTTCCCAAACGAGGCGGTTTGGTACAAAAAAGAAAAACCAGTCCAGATAAATATTATCCATGATAGGCTTAATAGGAGTAGCCAAACGAGCGAAGTAATTAACAGACATACGTGTAGTATCGCCAGGCAGCACTTCATCAACAAATACAGGTATGAGCTTGCCTGAATTAAAAGTCGTCTTATAGACGTGCGAGCGGTCGAATTTAGTGCGCCGCATATACATTGCAGGAGCATCGCTGAAGCGATGTCCTCGAACTCTTATTTTTTTTCGGGCCAAAATTTCACCTTCTTCGAAGTGTAAACCTAATAATTAACCTAAAGCAAATTATTATTAGGTTTTAGATTATTTTTGCGTCACCTACGCCAGTTACATCAAGTAAGTAACTGGCTTCGGTGACGCCTATTTTTGTGTTTCTTCATTATTTTGTTCTAAAGTGTTATTTTTTTCTTGTATTTGTTTACTACTTACGGACTGTTGTGGTTCATCGAAGGTATATTTACTACCATACAGACCTTGTTGTTGAAGATATTCGAGAGTTGCAGGATCATTCAAACGGTCGATGAAATTCATAGGATCGTGACCGAATTTTGCTCGAACGTAAGCGGGTAAACTGTAGAATTCTTCACGAACTCCGGACACAAGCTCAAGCGCTGTACTGTAGTCGCCGGGAAGAGTTGCATCTCCAAACTGCAAGTAAGCGTATTGCGAACTATCGCCGAGGTCAAGAGTCATGATGCCTTTCTGACCGTCTGCATACTTATTTACGATATAATTAATATCAGTTTCCTCTTTCTCGTCCTGAACTGTAAGAGAGGGCATGGAAAACTCAATACCGCAATGGTCATGTTCTTCTACAGGATCATAAGCTGTCTTAAATTTCATAGTTTCACCTCCTTTCGCAGGCGCCTAGACGCGGCGGGCGTGGCGTACAAAAAAAGGGCGATCTCTGTGAGATCGTCCTTTTTCTGATACGCTCTTTATTAGGTTATCATTGAATAGAGTTATTGTCAACAGTCTGCACATATTCTATGGCGCGACCAACCAAGACAGGAATACGGGGCTCGTCACAATTCTCAACGTAATAGCGACCGTCGCTGTCACCGAGATTGCCAACATAATAAAGAGAAAAGTCTTCAGGATACTTTTTAATAAGCATTTTATCATCGTTAACTATACCTTCAAAAGCTCGAAGAGCGAGCATATCATTGTGGTAAACCTGCGGAGGACTGAACTGTTCAGCTTTGGAATCATAAATGGAATAAAGTCTCAATATCTAAATCTCCTTTCCTTAAGGCAATCAAAAATCTACGGATCATAAGGTGCATAGTATTAGGTAAAACAAAATAATCATTATCAATACGAATAACATTACAGTTATCAGGTTTAAGCTTGTAAGCGGCGTATTTAGAACCTCTAAATATAAAGTCAAAGGATATACCTTTATGCTCACAATAGGATCTAATGGCGTCAAGCTCAGATTGAAAATTTTCTATAAAAACCACTTCCTTTCTGACCTAATGATAACACAGTCACAATACCTTGTCAAGTTTTCTGCCAAGAAAATGCTTATACTTACCTTCCTGAACACGACAGCGGTCAACCAGACGCTCAAAAGTATTGTTCTCCAAGTTATGAAGCATCTTCTCGATACGGTTATTACGAATATATTCCATCCAGTGAGGATGAGTTTCGTCAAATTTTTTGTCATAATAACGAGGAGGACGCATTTTTTTGCCGTTGATAACGACATAATCGTTAGCATAGCATTCTTCACCATGATATTCGAGCCATTTAGCACCTATTCCAGGGCGATTGGATGCAACCATGAATTCAGGAATGCGACCTTTATAGTGAGAAGGAGCGTCTTTACCTGTCTGTTTTTTCACTATATAGCGAGCGACATAGGCAGCAGAATCAAAGCTAAACTCACCAATAAGATGCATACCGTATTTCCATACTTTGGCAAAACGAGAAGAAGTATAAGTATTGTAACCGTCTGAACGGAACCGAAAAATTTTGTCATCAAAATCAATATTAAACAAAATGTAATGATAATGGGGACGACCATGAAGCTCACCATATTCACCACAGCCAAGAAAGCGAATACCACTACCATACTCACGACGAAGATTCTTCATAAATGTCTGATGAAATTTCTTACTCAAGCTTTTATCACATGGCAAATGATAATCGTCAAAAGTGCAAGTAACGAAATAAGCAGAAGACGAAGAACGGGCTTCGTGAACAGCACGGACAGCCCACTGTCTACTATTTTCGAGACGACAACCGATGCATTGTTTACAAGAACAACGAATGAAACGGCTATCGCCAGCAAGCTCAGGGTGAGAGGCAAGGCTACCGTAAAAACTATAATGTTGTTTTCCATTTTTCGTAATCGCTCCTTCAACTGGGTACATAAGAATAGGATTATAACAAACCATATTAATCACCTGTACCGATTGTATCAGGATTAAGTCAGAATGTCAAATCCTAAATCCACCTCGTCCTACTCTTTTAAAATTTCTACGTCTAGACCTGGAGGTACGCCGAAAAAGACGGCGAGAACCTCGTTTAGATAAACGACGTCGCCTCATTTAGCATCCCTCCAAGAACCGAAAAAACGGCTAGTTTTTTTAGAATCAGTCTTATTAGCAACTGGCTCAACAAGTTGCGCAACATCGGTTTGAAAGTCCGAAGCAACTTTTTTGGCAGTCACAGTATTCGAAGAAGCTCTACCTTTAAGAGCTTCAATCAGATCTACAACTTCCTGAATGAAAGGTACAACAACAGAAACAATAAAAGTAAGAATCATAGTAGTTTTATTGGACATAAAATTTATCTCCTTCCAAAATAGCGACCTCCGAGGAAGCCTATAGCATTTTTGATAGCAGAACTAACACCACCAGCGACAGACCTAGGAGCACCTGTAAGACTTTCAATATTTTTATAGAAATCACGTTCCATACCTGCCATTTCAGTTTGAATATTATCAAAAGCAGCGGCAGAATTAGCACGATTAGCAGAAGCAATGTTGTTCAAAACACCAGAGCTGAGATAAGAACCCTGAAGACGAAGGTTTTCAAGCTCCAAATTCATCTTTTCAAGCTCGTAACCAAGACGTTTTCCATAAGTCTGCTCACGAAGATTCAAGTCATTTGCAAGAATACCATTCTGGATTACTGTTCCATGGGTGCTCTGACGCACAGAATCGGCTTCTGCGACGTTTTTATCAATTTGAGATATTGCAAGATGCTCGGCATTCTTTGCCTGCCTTTCAGCGGCACTAGCGGCTTTGGCGGAGTTCATAGTAGAACCAATATCACTCATACCTACAGAAGCAGCTGAAGCTCCAGATATAGAACCGCCTATACCATTAGTTGCAGCAAGAATAGGGTTAAGACCAGCCTTGCGCATATCTTCTACGGCCCATTGATAACGATGTTTATAATTTTCAACGTTCCACGCATTTTGTTGTGCTGCATTAGCAGAATTGTAATGATTCTGAACAGCAGATCCAAAAACAGAACCAGCTACGCTGCCTAAAGTATCAGAAAGCCATGACATAAAACCAACTCCTTTTAGAAGTGATCAACAAGGCCGGGAGTACCAAACATAGGCATAGGACGCACGGTAGTGTAACGGAAGCCTACGTCAAGCAAGAACTCGGGTTCGTCTTGGACAGCGACAATACGCTCAATAGGTGGATTTTCGACTATGAATTCTTCGTTAAGAGTTGGGGCATTATCAAAGAAC